ATATACATTCTTTATTATGATAACTTTTATTTCAAAACCTCAAATAATCTTTGTTGAAGATAAACTTAATACAAGTGTCGAATTAGAAATTATCGAATTGCTAACAGAAAAATTATATAGTTATAATACGATTAGAGATATGAAAGGAAATTAACATGGAAGTTAAACTTAACGATAACTTTAAATGGTTTTTAGAAAGTTTATTAAACGAAGGTTTCGATCAATTCTTTATTGATGATATGTACGGTGCTGTATTTACTAAAAATGGTAAAGTTAGACCTATTGATTGTGCTAATTTTATTACGAGCAACTTATATAGTGCTTGCCCTGATTTAGTAGAAAATACTGAATACAACATTAAAGATCTTATTGAAGGAAAACTTACTGATAATAATTTTAAATTTGGTGATAAGATTATCGTTACCATTAATAATACTGAATTAGATGGTGTATTTATTAGAAAAGAAGATCATTGTAGTGTCGTAATGATTAAAAATGCGAAATTACCAGTTCGTGTTACCAATAAAATTATTAAAAAAGTTGAATAATTAATAAATAAAGGTGAAAAAATGAAGGAATTTGATTTAGATAAACTTAAAGAAGCTATCGATCCTAAGGATCCTAAGAAAGCTTTAAAGTATTTAGGCGAAACGATTACTCGTGAGCAAATGTATTCATATATCGTTAATAAAATTATCGATCAAAAAGATAATGAATGTGTATATATGCCAATACCAACTATTTACAATCTATTTATGAGCTTTATTCAAGATATGTGTGATGAACCATACAAACTATTAAGTGATATTATTCAAGAAAAACCAAATCTTGAAATTAAAAAGCTTAAAGAACTTGAAACTAAAGAAGTTGAAACTGTCGGCTCGGTTGCAAAATATTTGCTCAATAAGTTTAATCTTGAAGATTATGATGACTTCAGAAAAAAATATATTGATACAGATTTTGAATATCGTTGGTATCCATTGTTCGTAAAATATATTTTAGAAAAGAATAATGGTACAGCTAAAAAGTTCGAATTATTAAGCCCGTTCTACGCTCCTAAAAATAGTACGAGCGATTACGACCTTTTTGCTCCTGAAGATTTCGAAGTTATCGACGATTATCAATTCGCCGACGAAAGGGACAAATAAAATTTATAATGCGTTTAGTTTATAATAATAGAGTCTATCACATGGTCTATCTAACAGATGCCGTATTAAAAGACGATATTTATGTTAGTGAAGGCTTATGTGAAAATGGTAAATCTTATATCATTAATTGGAAGGATAAAGATTTTGACATAGAGTATCCTAGTTCAATTTCTTTAGCATAAACTGAGTAATATATAATTGCCAGTACTGTTAAAATATACATAAGTGTGCTGGTTTTTTAGTATAACGAAAGGAAACAGCATGAGTGCATCTTTTGTAGTATCGATTATCCAGCTACTCATGCTAATGGGTACTTTCATACTTTGTATAGCTTCTATATTAATAGTAGCTGGAATATTCGATCTTCTTTGTTCTAAAGAAGAAATGCGTAAAAAAGAAATTGGGACACAGTTAACATGGAGTATTGTCGCATTTATTGCAACATTATTTTTCATATATATATTGTTCGATACACAAAATTTAATCGAAATCAATATGGTGCCTCAATTTCCACATGGATCGTATCGATAAAACTATCGAGTGTAATTTCAAATTAGTGTTTTTTAGCCTTGGAGATGGTTGAATTTCGCTAATTTTCATGTCGCCAACGATTTGCTATTAATATATTTTAATAGTGATAGGAGACGAAACAGAGAATTAGGAGATCAAACATATGAAGATTTTAAAAACTGTATTTTTTGCTTTTACGTTATTGTTAGGTATTGTTTGCATGCCTAATGCTAACGCTACCGAGTTAACTGCGTATACGCATACAGGTAGCGTTATGGCTAACGGTGAATGGCCATATGAGGGTGCAGTTGCTAGTAACGATTATGCCCTTGGTACAATTTTAAATATTAACGGCTACAACTATGTAGTTGCAGACCGAATGGCACCTGGTATCCATGGAGTTATAGATATCTTCATGAATGATTATGATCGTGCAATTCAATTCGGTCGTCAATACGGCGAAGTATACGTCGTAGGATAACATAATCGATCCATTTTGCGTATTATTACTCTCCCGTTGGTACTGGATACTAATCCAGCACATGTATATTTTTAATTTTAAATATTTTTAATTGCTGGTTCTCGTCACAGCAACTGTTAATAAATAAGGATAGGCGTATTTCTTATGAATAATTTACTAAAAGATTTGTCGGCATTTGGATATGCCAAAGCTCTCGGCCTTCGGACGAGATTTTTAAGTCGTGAATTTTGGACATCGTTTGCATTTACTGTTATATTTTTAGGGAACATGATTATTTTTGATCATTGTAATAATATGACAATGTTCCATTTAACAGTATTATCGTTACCATACTTAATTGTATTATTTATATTAAATGCAATTTATCATAATACAGTTATGTATTTACTAAGTAAAGTAAAACGTGTCGATGAAGAAAATGAATTGTATTTAGCTAGTATTGCTGGCTATGCAATTTTAAATAATATTATGAATGCCGTCGGTATTCTATTTAGTATGACCGGATTATTTTATTATTCTGGCTTCGACCAAGGGATTTTAATGAATCCTATTCTATTCGTGTTCATTGTATTCCTTGTGATTTTTAACACATATATCTGTTTAGCAAATATGGTGAACGGATTTAAAGTATATTTAATTACACGTAATCAAGAGGAGTAAACAATGGCTATATTATGGAAAACAACAAAAGCTAATAAAACGAGTACATATAAAGGATATGTGCCGATGCCGTCGACAATCGACGAACCATCATTTGCTGAAAAATGGAAACGATGGCGTACTGGAGATCCTGCTAAATTTTTAACATATAAAGATTTACAAGAATTAGTTCTATATTGTTATAATAAAAATCTTAGCGTAACGACGACAGAATTAGAATTAGTTTTCCATGATAAGCATATTTACGACAAAGAAACAGCTATTAAATATATCAATGAGCATTTGAACGAGTTTAGCTATATCGATGAGTATAGCGGACGAATTATCAATCCTAGCCGAGGAGGTAATAATACAGGAACTAATAACAGCAACGGTAATTGCTGTTGTTGCTGTAAAAAACCATAATGGACATACATAAAATATATACGGATATTTTAACTAGTTATAATATTTTGACTGTATTTAAAGGCGATGTTAATAAAGAAGACTTAAAGATTATTATCAGCTTGTTCTTGTTAAGCTATACAAATCTTAGTATTATTAATCGAGATCGCAGTCTTAAAAAAGACGAAAAGGTCGAAAATTTCTTTAACGCTATCGATAAGATTATCGATAAACGATTTGTTAAAGATGTCCTCGACAAAGAGACATTAGAATCTATCGTATTAGATTTTAATAAACGTATTAAATATATGAAAGAACATGGACTCGATATCGAAGTCTATGAAGAAATGATGACGCCTGGCGTCGATTCGATTAAATATATTATATCTTGACAAAAAAGTATTTATATTTTAAAATATTATATGAGAGGTATTAAAAGTAAAGCTGTAGATTTTAAAAATCTTATGCTGTAGAAGCCGCTTTGGGCCGGCTCAAAAGAATAAGGGTTCCTTTGAGAATCAAACTTCTTAATGGAAAAACTTTTCGAAGCTTTCCTAAAATCATATGTCTTTAGTCATATGAAGCTCAATGAATAATTTGAGCTCCCTTAATATAAAAGGGAGCTTTTTTAATTGGAGGTATAATGCAAAATATAGATTTAATTCGTAACTATAATAAAATCCAAGATATTGTCGCTATTTTTAATAGCATTAAAGTAAGTCGTCGAGCCGTATTTGGCGAAGAAATTATGAAGAAACAAACTATTAATGTAGAACTAGGCAAATTGTTTGTTAAACACAAAGTACTTGACGACTATCCTGTCTTTAAAATTCTTGTGAAATTATTTGTCGCATGTTATAATAATCCTGAAGAAACTAATATCTCTGAGCTTAAGATCACAAATGATCTTACCGACGATGAAATTAAAGAAATTTACGATAGTTTAGAAGAACAAATCAAAGAAAATCCAGGTATTTTCGTATGAATTTAACTGTAAATCAGATCATGAGTTTAGACGATCCTGAAGAATATATTCGTGGTCTATTTGTTCGACTATGTATCATTAACTACCGTATAAAACAGAAGGGATTGATTAAAGAAGATCAATACGAAGTCATGCAATTAATCGAAAGTATTGCTAATACAATCGGGTATAAGGAAGAAATTCTTAATAAATGCATCGATATTTTTAGCGTTACGATGAATATGCATCATGACTTCTACTTGTCTTGGGATTTAGTCGATGAGTATTTAAAGGATAAAGTAAAGTTATCATGATTTTTCTTAAAGAAAATGTTTTAAAACATGTCGACAAGATGATTGTCGACTTAAATTTTCCAGAACAAATTGGTAGTTTGCAAGAATTAAAAGAAGTTATTACGCAAGCAATTAATTATAGTACAAGTAAAGATCGATCAGAACAATTGTATTTTAGCCTAAATGAAAAGCGACTGATCTTGTCGATCGATGAACAGAATTTAGGTACGTTCTATTCTGAAGAGTCAGATATGCCAATTATTTGGTCTGAAATTGAAGATTTTATACCGTCACCTCATGAAGATGATCAATATACATATGTCAGTACTATATATGAAACAATTATTATTAGCGATAAATTAAAACCATTATTAGTCGGTTTATTCTTAGATATTAGTTCAGTATTACCAGTTAATTATATAAGGAGCTTTAAGTATGAATGCAAATAAAGCTATTAAGAAAATTAATAATGCTCTAACTAATACAGTTGTCGAAATTTATGGAGATAATGGATCTGGTAAAAGTTATATTGCCGATAAAGTTGCCGAGACAAAAGATTTTGCTTTACTAATCGATAGTCTTATGCAACGTACAGAAGGTCAATATTACATTATTCAATCTAATAAATTAGAAGATGCCGAAGAATTAATTAAAGATTTTGACTTAATTGTTATCGATGACTTTTTCCAATTAGCTGGTGATCCTCGAGATAATATTTACAAATTACAAGAATGGGTGTATAATAATAAGAAGTTATCTATTATTTTAATTAATCAGATTCGTGCGAATTTTAATGAGCGACGTCCAGAAAAATTTGTTCCGTATGCTGATTATTTATTACAACGGTATGCCGATCGAAGATTTCATACAGAATTTAAAGATGGCGAATATGTAATTACTCAAGTTAAATGAGGTGCACCTATGATTATTGTAATTTCTGGCCCGAGTGGCAGTGGCAAGAGTACACTTGCTGGCTTATTCGAAGTTAAAGGTTTTAAACGTATCGTAACTTCGACTAATCGTGATCGTCGATTAAACGATCCAGAAGGTCAATATTATTTCGTTCCGAAAGAAGAATGGAACGACGACGACTATATTTGTGTTACTAATTATGGTGGTAACAAATATGGTATCGATAAAGGTTATTTCGACGAAATTAATAAAGATTTAAATTATATTGTCGTATTAGATGAAGCTGGTTTAAAAGAACTTAAAGAATACTACGACAATGTATATGGTTTCTATTTAAACGTAGTCGAAAAAACATGTCGTGAACGTATGGCTCAACGTGGTGATGCTACTGATAATATCGAAAAAAGAATCGCTTATGATAAAGAACACCATCGTTTCAATTATTTAATTGACGACGATGATTTATATGATCAAGCATTCTTTGGCGAAGATCACCCGTCTATGATTATGCGTCAAATCATGGACTATTTTAATAATAATCCAGATAGCGAAGAAACGATCGACGAAGGCGAAGAGATTCTTGCTATGCTACATAAACAAAAATAAATATAATATATAAAGCCCCTTTTATAGGGGCTATTTTTAATATGGAGGAAAAATGGCATATTCTAATAAAATCGAACAGGCTGCTGTGATTCTATTTGAAGAACGTGATGATCGCAATAAACTAAGTTTGCGTATTCGTGATCTATGCAATATGGATTGGTCTACCGAAACATTTACGTCATTCTCAGCTATGTGTGCTATCGAAATGGCTAAGAAGCATTATTGGGCCAAAGAATGGTCTAATATGAATTCATTGCATATGGCAAGAATTTGGTGTGTCTTAAATGCCGATGGCGATTCTTTGCGAGAACGTATCGACAATGCTGGTTTTACTGGTCAGAAGATTAATGAAATGATTATCGAAGGTGGCGGAACACTAAGAAAACAAAAGTTTGATCAAGCTATTCGTCATAGCGAATGTTTTACCGATGCTGAAATTAAGCTTTTAGAAGCTATTAATAATAAGACTAAAAATAAACGCTTAGCATCGATGCGTGAAAAGATTACACCAGAACATCGTGAACTTGCAACAAAACATCGTTTAGAATCTGCTAAGTATAACAAACGTAAAAAAGCTGCCAGCAAGATCTTAAAAGAAACAGCTAAGACTGTTAAAGAAGTTAAGAAAACATCTCCGCGATATGTTACATATAAATGTATCGTTATCGATAGCAAAAAAAGTAAATTTGACAATATTGTCAATGCAATTAAATTAATTTTGAGTGGTAATTTTAAGGAAGTAAAGGAAGAAGTCCGTGAGTGTAATTAAAGATAATGACGGTGTTCGCATCGGTATTTTCGATAAAATGCTCGAAGAGCGAGTATTATTTATCGTTGGAGAAATTAACGATGAATTAGCAAATTCTATCGTTGCTCATTTGCTATATTTGAATAGTAAAGATAGCCGCAAACCAATTACATTGTATATTAATAGTCCTGGCGGTGTAATTACTTCCGGATTCGCTATTTATGATTAGAATTGCTGTGTATACTCATGACTTTTGTCATGAATTAACAGCATGAATAGTCCATTTATTTGGAAACAAGTAAGTGCCGAGATAATCTACATCTCGGAAATTTATCTAATTGCTGGGAACCCCTAAAGCTTAAGGTGCCAACATAAATTTTATGTTAGGCTACGAAAGTAGAAACAAATCCTTAAGATGACATATGGTTAAATCCTAAGTGTTACAACAATGGGCAATCAGCAGCCAAGCCATTGAAAACTTGTCGATGGAAGGTTCAACGACTAGAGCGAGAGCTCGTACACTGCAAGTCTATAATGGCAGTGGAAATGGTAAAGATCCTTATTAAAGGATTAAGATATAGTCTGTGCCTTAATGAAAGTTAAGGATGCGCGTAGTGGCGCTGCATTAATGGTGACGTATTAATGTGAACGATCATCCTCTCATAAAAAATAGGTTCTTACATATATTATATAGAATTTAAAATTCTTAAACCTTCATTTAAGATGTTAATTGCAGCATTAATGTCTCTATCGTGATGAACGCCACATTCTGGACAATCGTATTCACGAATTTCGAGATTTTTAATATCAGGATTTTTATACCCGCAATTAGAACATAATTGAGATGATGGATAGAAAGTATCTATTTTAGAAATTACTTTTCCATACCATTTAGCTTTGTATTCTAACTGACGTATAAATTCTGATAGTGAAACATCTTGAATTGATTTAGCTAATTTATGATTTTTTATCATATTTTTAACTTTTAATGTTTCAATGCAAATAATATCATATTCTTTAATTAATCTAATAGATAATTTATGAAGAAAATCTAATCTCTGA